CAACAAAAGCATAATCAACAATATTATTTTTACTTGGATTATGTATTAATTCAAATTCCTCTTTTGACATTTTTATTATATTTTTATATAATCCACAAATAGGTAAATTGCTATATCCATCATAAGTTCTTGCTTGTATCACTTTTCCTATATTGCCATATCCGTCTGAATAAGATTTCCACCAAGTACCTACTCTAAATGTATTGCACTCTGGCAACTTAGATAATGCTATTCTCTGACTACTATTAATTACTACAGTTCCTTTTGAAACAAAAGTAAATGAGTAATTAAGGTGAGCTGGTTTATATAGTTCAATTGCATTAATAAGGTCTGAAAAATTACTACTTTCAAATTTTGCATTTTCTAAAGTAATATTAAAAATGTAATGTGCATTATCTTCTTCAACTGTTACATTTTCAACATCAAAAAAGGAGTATGCAAGTTGCTTTACTACTTCGATAGTAGTTGTTTTGCTACCCCTCATTTTAGTTAAAATTATACTTCTTCTTTCTTCATATGTTTTTCCTATGCCTCGTGGTAAATATAGCATATTTTCCCAATAATCTAATCCCCAAGTCGCAGTTAAAACATACATTTGTCTTAATACATCTTCTATTTCTTCAACTAATATATCTCTTTCTTTTTGTTCAGCTTCTATAATAGGTCTAGTATATCCATTGTCATAAAAATAAGGTAGTTTATCGATTAAATCCAACTAAACCACCTCGCTCACCGAAATTGTAATTGTATCTATAACAGGAATATAATAATCTCCGACAGGTATATTTTCTTGCTTGCTATTTATTGTATATGCTACTATATCATCTACAGCCTCTAAATCACCAACTACTGATAATGCTTTATAGTATATAATATCTTCATCTTCCAAATTATTCACATAATCTGATAAGACTGTTGATATTTGTTCCTTTGTATCATCTAACGAATAAGCACTATCTAGTTTTATTTTAATATCAAATGTTAATTTTAATAACTGTGGAGTATCAACTGTTACAGTTGCTCCTATTGGTCTTTTTTCTTCTATATACGATATGACTGTACTTACAGTTTCTTCACTGCATGGAAGATTGTCATTCCCTATAATAAGCACTTTTACTGTTCCATTGCCATTCCAAAGAGGATATACTTTTACTCTTCCTACTCCGTCACACTCTAATGCCCATGCTTTATAATCATTAACATTTCCTGATGTCCTTGGATTTTGAATTATATATTTAAATCTTTCCTTAAGTTCTTCGTCTGTTTCAGTATCTACACCATTTTCAAATGCAGTTTCATTAGTTAATGAAGTAACTCCACCTATATGCTCTGCAAATTCAAAAGTGGACCCAGCTGGTAAATTATATTTATATCCTATTTCTGTTGCTTCTACATATAAAGTATCTTCATTTGGTAAAAGTATATCGTTTAATACTATATATTCTAATCCATTAGATGTAATTATTGTACTGTTGCCTATAAAAGTATCATCTAATCCAGTAACCTTTATAGCTCCAGTTGCTTTTTCTCCGTCTTTTCTGTATACCCCAAATTCATTAACTCTTTTATCCAAATAGTCGTCAAAAGTATCTTCTATAAATGCTAAATTAAGTATATCGCCCATAGAAATATAAGCTTTCGCTAATTCCTCAGCTAATGGTGCTAATAAGTTAAATGATACTGAACCTTCTCTAGTATCTAAATTATTAGCACTTGTATTTTCCAAAATTCTTTCAATTAAGGCTTCATATGTTTGCTCGCTAAACAACAAAATTCACCTCCAATTCTTCATAAATTGTTATTGCTCTCATATCTACTTGTAATGTATCTCCATCAAAATCTACTTCAAGTTTATTTATTTCTAATATATAAGGATTTATCAATAATGCTTCTTCTATATATCTAGTAACCTCCATTTTAGTAAGTTCAGGAGTATAATTTTGTCCTAGCAATGTATCTATTTCACATCCAAAATCCCATGAATATATTGAAAAATAATATCTAAATGTTTTTATAGCGTGCCATATCCATACACATATAGCTTCATTTTCCTCTACTATCTTAAATTCATTGTTAATAACAAGAGGATGTTCATTCTTGAAATCCCATGCTATTTCTCTATACAAAGGCAATGTGTCATCTTCTTCTAATTCTATGTCTGATACACTTTCAGTAATGTAGTCAATAAAGGGATAAAAACTATCATTGTATTCTTCATCCATCTATACTCACCACCTTTGATATAATATAAAAAATATCATCTTCTCTAAGCATTACAACTTTATCACCAATATTCAGCTTGTTTACATAATCTTTAGATTTATGAGAGTGTTCTCCTCCTGTATGAGTATGCGTTCCATCTCCTCCACCTTCTCCTGTTGCATGGCCTCCACCACTATGAGTATGTTCTCCTTTTGTATATGTTTGTGTTTCCTTATGTCTATCTAAGAGCCATTTATCTATCATGAGATTATCTTTATCTAATTCTATTTCAGATGTTTTAATTATTAAATCTGGAAGAGGTGATACAACAATTCCTATATTCAATAATTTATTTTCTGTTATATTACTTTTAGAAGTTTCTTTAATTATAGATAGAAATTCATTGTAAGGATTTTTTTCCATTAGATCACCACCTTATATATGTCTTCTTGCCCATATAAATTTTGTTCCTCTGTAAGATAAGTATGATTTCAAATTAACTATCATGACTTTCTTATAACTATATGAAGCATGTATCATTTGCCCATTTCCTATATACATACCAACATGAGTTATTCCATTTGCTCTATCTGTTGAATAAGTATTAAAGTAAATTAAATCTCCAGCTTGTAATTGTGATGTGCTTGTTATCTTTTTACCTTGTTCGCCTTGTACATTAGAAGTTCTTTGCAATGTTATTCCTAATGCTGTTTTATACACATAGCGAGTAAATGATGAACAGTCAAATGATGTCGTAGAATTTATTGAAGCACCCCATACATAAGGTGTTCCAAGTTTAGCTTTTGCAACAGAGATTAATTTTTCCTGTTTTTTATTTAAAGGTAAATTTGAAGTAGCTGGGACTTCTTTGTATCCAGTTCCATCGCCTATTATGATATATCCATGTTTAATGCCAAAGGCTCTACATTCTTTGTCAGTTCTCATTAATATATCTATGTGATATACTCCATTTTTAACTACGATTTTTCCACCTCTGTCGGTTACAGTATAAGTTTTACCATCTATAAAACTTCCCGTACCACTTGGTTGTATTTTTGTTCTGAATGGAATACTCTTAGGTGCAGCGCATGTACGTTTGCTAGGGTCTAATTTTCCACCCATGCTTTGATATATTCCACCTTCTATTCCAGGTCCTGGCCAATATGCAGTAAAAATAGCTTTTACTTTCTTGCCATTTAATACTTTTTCTCCATCATTGTAATTATTATCATTGTATGGTGTTTCTTGTTTTTCTTCATCTTCTCCTGCTTCAACTTCGTTCATTAAGTTTTTATAATTAAGATTAAGCGCTATTTTATATTCTCCATTTTCCCAAGTATGAGAGTCTGTATCTATATAAAATAGTCCTTTTAATCCTGTTGATGAGTCTGTAACAGTCACACCATATCCAGTAATACAAGTGGTATCTCCATATCCATCCAAAGATGCACTTCTTTCTCTATCGTTTAATTTTTTCTTTGCTTCTTTTCTAGCACTTTCTAAATCTATAACTGTAGTAGTTGTTGTTTGGTTATTGTCAGTTACATCTGTTGATGTATTTGAATTTGATATTTTTTTACCTCCAATAGTAACTTTTGAATACCAAGCATTTGCTTTATTTCCTCTGAGTGTATTTCCTCCCCCTCTCTCAAAACAAGCACCAAAATAATAACCAGCTTTATAAGCATCCGTTAGCTTTATAAATTTGCTTACTCCTCCTACTTTACTATTAAGCAATGATTTAGTTGTGCTATCTTCTCCATTTAATTCATCCCACATATGTTGTAATTGGAGATTTAAGTTTGTCCAGCTTACTCCTTTTTTAGTAGCTTTTCTTTTCAAGCTTGCTAATCTTACTCCTAACCATTGAAGTAAACCACTAGCTCCTATACTATTGACAGAACTTGTATTGAATGAGCTTTCACATTCTGCATTAGCTACTATTGCAGCTGCAACCTGTGGAGTGCAACCTTTGCCTATACAGAAATCAAATATAGATTTTGCTATTGAATTAGTAGTATTTAATGAAAAAGAGTTGTTTTTAGTAGTTGAAGATGTAGAAGCGGAAACTGCCATTGTTGATATTTCAGATGTTGCTGATTGTGCAGTTTCTGATGTTTGACTTTCAGCTTTTACAACTTCTTGAAATAATCCATACAAATCTATTGAATTACTATTCTTTTCTTCTCCTATTTTATTTCCTGAGTCATCTACTATAATTACTCTATTTACTACATTCTCTATACTAGATTTATAAGTTGTTGATATTATATTTTCTTTTTCTTTGAATTGAACATCTAACTTTATATCTCCTTTTAGGGCTGTGCATATCTCACCTTCCTTAGCATAGCACATATATTCTTTGCCATTACTAGCATGAGAATTTGTATAAGCACTCATTATAGTATCATACATGCTTACTCCTATAAATACTTTGCTCCATGAAACACCATCACTTACAATGCTTCCTTTTTTAAGTCCATATTTTGAATAATCATCTAGCATTTGAGTAGTTATTTGACTAGCAGTCTTGTTCTTGAAGTTGTAATTAACTTTAATATTAACTAGTTTTTGTGCATGGTCATAAGCCATGTAGCTTGTAGTATCAGTAATTTTTTCTATACTGTATATAAATCCTCTGAATAATTCTTTTTTATCCTCATAAAAAAATACCATGTAGCCTTCTTTAATGTCGACTATTGGTATTTTTTTATCGTATTTATTTGAAATTATTGAAAATTCTAGCTTTCTTGATGCTTGTTTATAATCTCCACTCCAAGTAACTTTTTCTACTAACTGCGTTATATCTGTTTTTTTATTATTTCTATCAACTATTTTTAGTGTTATCATTATATCACCAGCTTCCATCCAGCTTTAATTATTGTATTTTTAGCTAATGAAGGATATTTAGATTTATTTTTTTCTATTATTTTTTTATAGCTTGATCCTTTTCCATAATATTTCTTTGCTATATCATATAGTGTATCTCCCTTTTTTACTGTATGAATTGTTTGTTTACTTTTGGTTGAAGTTTTATTTTTATTATTGTTTTTATCTTTTGAAGATGTCCTATTTTTGTTGTCAGTTTTCTTTTTAGCTGGAGTTGTTGATGATATTTTAATTTCTCTATATTCCTTTAGATTGATAGTATAATATACATCTCCTGTGCCATCTTGTTGTGAAAAGGTAAAATCAGTTATTCTTGCTTGGAAGTTTATTTCTGTGCCAGTTACTATAAATCTCATTACTTCACCATTATTCATGTAACTTCTTATTTTAGATACACATGTCCATTGTTTTGGATAATTAGAATAATTTACAAATTTATATTTTCTTTTTGGATTTGGGAAAAATGATGATATCTCTATTGTTCTTAATCCTTTACCTCCAAATATTGCAACGTCTCCTAATCCTGTTATATTACTGTCATTTATTATTGCATAATCTTGTACATTTATAGTAGAAGGCAATATTGGAAATCTAAATATATGTTTATCATTTTTTAAATACATCTCCATAATGCAATATTACCTCCCTTACTAAGTTATTATTTTTTGTTCATTTAGTTTTCTGACTATTCCTGATGTCACTTTTTCTATGTCTGCTTCTTCTCTAATGGTCATGCCGTAAAAATTATTAACTATTTGAGGAGTATTACCTTTGCCTTGTCTCCATTTATCAGCATCTCGTCTTGGTAAAATTGCTTCTCCTTGATGCAGATTTGCTAAATAATTATTATAAGGAACTCTTTGAAGTCCTGCTGCATGGTTTCCATTTTCTGCATTACTTAATGATTCTGTTACTTTTTTAACTGTAGCAACTATAGGATTATTTGTAATAGTTTCTTTTAATCCTTGCCATGCACCTTTTGCAATATTAACTACATTCATTATTTTTTCTTTTATACCATTAAACGCATTAGTAACTACTGTTTTTATAGCATTAGCAACTGCACTAACTACTGTTTTTATTTCATTCCATTTAT